TCCGCTGGGACGACCCGGTGTGGGACTACATCTTCCCGCCCAACGACTACAACTGCCGCTGCCGCGTGGTGGCACTGACCGAGGCCGAGGTGAAGGCGCGCGGGCTGAAGGTCGAATCCAGCGCCGGCCGCCTGGGGCAGATCGTCATCGACATGGGCGTGGACAAGCGCACCGGCGAAGTGCGCCAGGCATCGGTGGCGGAGCTGGAAACCACCAGCCGCGCGGACAAGAAAATCCTGTTCCATCCCGCAGCGGGATTCAGTGGTTCGCCGGTGCAATCGCACCTGATGGATGAGCTGCTGTTGCAGAAGGCGCAGCAGTTGCTCGGCGATGCGGCCGGCCTGCGCGAAGTGATGAGCGTACTGCTCGCACCGGCACGCCTGCAGGCGTGGGAATCGTTCGTGCGCGAGCACTACCGTTCGTTCTCGAGCGGCCGGCCGGCCACCGACGTGCTCGGCGGGCAAAGCATCGCCTTCGGCGTCATGCGTGCGCAGGACATCGCCTACGCGGCACAGCAGGGCGTGCAGATGCAGTCGGGCGTGATGGCGATCAAGAGCGAGCTACTCGGTGGCGGCAAGGCGTTCCGCCACACCACGCAGACCCGCAATGCGCTCACGCTCTCCGAGTGGTTGGCGCTGCCGCGGCACCTGGCGCAACCGGAGCTGGTGCTATGGGACAACCGCAAGAAGAACTTCCTCTACGTCTTCACTGCGCAGGATGGCCGCCGGGCCAAGATCGTGATCGAACGCGGTACCGGCACCGAGGCGACCGATACCGTGTTCAAGGTGAGCGACGATGCATTGCAGGGCGGAATCGACGGCGGGGAATACACGCGGATTCCGTAGAAGAAGTGAGGGCGGCGCCGGATTCGAACCGGGATAATGCCATCGCAAAGCGCGGCAACCGTACCTGTTGGAAACTACCGCCCGGAGCCAGTATATGACCGACCGGATCGAGATCACAGTCACCGACCATGCCGTTCACTCGGCGTTGCAGCGGCTGGTTGCTGTGCTGGACGATCCCACGCCAATGATGGCCGGCATCAGCGTGGAAATGCTCGCCCAGACCGAGCGCCGGTTCGAGCTGGAGGGGCCGGGCTGGCAGAAGCTGCGGCCCTCGACGATTCGCCGCCGCACCAAGATGGGCAAGTGGCCGGGCAAGATCATGCAGGTCAGCAACGCGCTGGCGCGGTCGTACCTTCCGTTCCACAGCAGCCACGAGGCCGGCATCGGCAGCAACCTGGTGTATGCGGCGATCCAGCACTTCGGCGGCAAGATTCAGCGCAAGGGCAAGGCCGGCACCGTGCGGCTGCGCACCGATGCCAAGGGCAACCTGCTGCGCCAGGGCAAGAACGGCAAGCTCGCCGTGTTCGCGCGCCAGTCGCACAAGCGTGCCGCCGAGCGCGGCTACCAGGGCAAGGACTACGCCATCACCCTGCCGGCGCGTCCGGTACTGCCGGTGGACGGCGCCGGCAGCCTGACCCCGTCGGCGCTCGAAGCGGTGCTGCGGGTGGTCAACACCGCGCTCGGCGGGGTGGTTTCGGGATGACCGCCGCAGACGCGCTACAAGGCCGCTCACACCCCGCAGCGCGGTCCACGTTCCTCCCACATCATGTATCGGGCGTTATAACGCGCCTCACGGCGTTTCTGAGCCGATTGCGGGTCGGGTTCACCGGCAACGTCCCCGCCTCCGGCTGATTTGGGGCAAAAGTCGCCCGTATCCGGGCGCCGCCCACGCGCGCGGGTAACGGCCAGGCAAAAGCGCCCCATCGGCGCATTTGTGGCAAAACGGTTTGGCAGACCGGGGGCAGCACCGGGCCGAAAGTGGCCCCATGAAGTCCGCCGCCACTACCGCCTTCAATGTCGCCGTCGCCTCGTCCTTCCCGCTGGGCAAGGTCGGCGCGGACGGCAACCTGGTCGTGCAGGTCATGCCGGATGGCGAGTTCGGCCCGAGCGATGGCCGCCCGATGGACGTGGCCGCGTGGCGCATGAACGCCGCCAACGCGCAGCGCGTCATCGCTGCACACGCCAGGCGCAAGACGCCGCTGGTCATCGACTACGACCACCAGACGCTCTACAAAGAAAAGAACGGCCAGCCCGCGCTCGCGGCCGCCTGGTTCCAGAGTTTCGAGTACCGCCCCGGTGAGGGGCTGTTTGCCACGGTCAAGCCGACCGCGCGCGCCTCGCAACTGATCGCCGGCGATGAGCTGAAGTTCTTCTCGCCGTTCTTCGCCTACGACCGCAACGGCAACGTGCTCGAAGTGCTGCACGGCGGCTTCACCAACACTCCTGCCATCGACGGCATGGCCGCGGTCGAGCTGGCTGCTGCGGCCAGTGCGCAGTTCCTCGCTCCCTCCAACTCCAACCAACCACCGGAGAATCCCGCAATGAAGACCCTGCTCGCCGCGCTGTGTGCGGTGCTGGGCCTGGCCGACAACGCCAGTGCCGACGACGTGACCAATGCGGTCACCCAGCTCAAAAAGGACAAGGACGACACGGACACCAAGCTGGCCGCCGCCTCGGCGCAGCTCGGCAAGGCGAAGGACACCGCGCCCGATCCGTCGAAGTTCGTGCCCATCGAATCCTTCAACGACCTGCAGCAGCAGGTGGCCGCGCTCAGCCAGCAGCAGACCGACCGGGCCGTGGCCGACCTGGTCGCGCAGGGCGAGGAAGAGAACAAGCTCACCGCCGCCACGTCCACCTGGTTCCGCGCCTTCGCCGCGAAGGACCTGGAGGGCGCGAAGGCTTGGCTGAAGGACGCACCGGTGATCGCCGCGCTGTCGCAGATGCAGAGCGGCGGCAAGAGCCGTGCGCCGGCGCCGGAAGAGGAAATCACCGATCCGGTCGCGGTCGCCGCACTGGCGCGTAAGTACCAGGACGAACAGCGCACCGCCGGCGTCGAAATCTCCACCGCCGCGGCGGTGGCCCACGTCACCAAGAAGAAGGACGCCTGAGCCATGGCCTGGAACACCGCACTGCGCAACTACATCGCCACCGCGGCGATCGGCGCCTACCTCATCGTCAAGCACAGCGCCAACGATGGCGAGGTGGCACAAGCCGCCGCCGCCACGGACGCGCTGATGGGCGTCACCGAGGGCATCGCACCGGCCGCCGGAGAGCGTGTGGACATCGTGAAGTCCGGCCTGGCCGACGTGACCTACGGCGGCAACGTGGCCAAGGGCGACCCGCTCACCGCCGACGCCAATGGCAAAGCCATCAAGGCCACCGACGCGGGCAGCCGGATCATCGGCTTTGCCGAGGTCGCCGGCGTGGCCAACGACGTCGGCCTGGTCCACATCAGCCCCGGCACGCTGGCGCTCGACGCCTAACGCGCATCTACCTCAATCCCCGGAGAACATCACATGGCTACCCGCCCGTTTCCCGTCGATGCGCGCCTGACCGCCATCGCCATCGCGTACCGCAACCCCTCCGCCTCCCTGATCGCCGACGACGTGCTGCCGCGCACGCCGACCGGCGCCGAGTTCAAGTGGAAGGAATACGACCTGGCCGAAGGCTTCACCGTTCCCGACACCAAGGTCGGCCGCAAGTCCATGCCGAATGAAGTCGAGTTCAGCCACACGGAGCACCAGGACAAGGTCGAGGACCACGGCCTGGATGACGTGGTGCCGAACGAAGACATCGAAGATGGCGCCGAGAATGGCACCGATCCCCTGGGTGATGCGACCAGCTACTTGACCGGCCTGGTCGATCTCGGCCGCGAGGCGCGCGCCGCTTCGATCGTGTTCAACGCGGCCAACCACAACAACAAGATCACCCTGGCCTCCGGCAGTCGCTGGGATGATGAAGACGTGGACGCCGAGGCCAGCATCGCCGATGCGCTGGACACCCCGATCATCCGCCCCAACGTCGCCGTCTTCGGCCAGACCACCTGGACCAGGCTGCGCCGTGCACGCTCCTTGGTCCTTGCTATCAAGGGCACGCTGGGCAAGGGCAGCATCTCGCGCCAGGAATTCGCCGATCACTTCGAGCTGCAGAAGGTGCTGGTCGGTTCCAGCTTCATCAACACGGCCAAGCGCGGCCAGGCGGTGTCGATGTCGCGCGTGTGGGGCAAGCACGCAGCGTTCATTTACCAGGATCGTACCGCTGGTCCGCAGCAGGGTCTGACCTACGGTTTCACCGCGGTGAAGGGTTCTCGCATCGCTGGCCAGATCAATGAGCCGAAGACCGGCTTGTCCGGCTCGGTTCGCGTGCGCAGCGGCGAACGCCTGAAGGAGCTGGTTGTCGCCAAGGACCTGAGCTACTTCTTCCAGAACGCGGTGAACTGACATGGCCGCCGCAAAGAAGACCGGCAAGGACAAGGCGGAAGGCGCCGCACCGGCTTCCGATGACCAGAAGGCGCCGCCGGCGGATAGCCAGCCGGCGGGCAATCCGCCGCCCGAAACCACCCAGCCGGAGGCCGGCAAGGACAAGGGCAGCTATCGCGCGGTGTCGCCGCTGCGCGCGAACAGGAAGGACTTCGGAACCGGCGACACCGTCACCGGCCTGAGCAAGGAACAGACCGCCGAGCTGCTCGCGATCGGCGTGATCGAGAAGACGTAACGGCACATATGCGAGAGGGGCGTCGACGCCGGCGCTCTCAGTGTTCCTGCAACGAACGGGTATTCCCCACCTGCACCAAATGGTGCATCCCGTCGAAGCGGTGCATTGATCGCCGGCCGAGCCCAATCAGGAAAGTGGGGAAGGCGGAAAGACGCGCTTGCTCAAGTCTTGACAGCCGGAGAGACGGCACCCCTTTCCCTGCGATTCGGTTTCCGGCCCATGCGCTATTGCACGCTCCAGGACATGATCGACACCTACGGCGAAGCCCGTCTGGCCGAGCTGTCCGATCGCGTCAACATGCCGGCCACCACCGTCGATGCCGGCATCGTCGAGCGTGCGATCGACGACGCCGAGGCCGAGATCAACATGTACCTGGCCGGCCGGCACAACCTGCCGTTGGCCAGCGTGCCGGTGATGCTGACCCGCATCGCCTGCGATCTGGCCTGGTACAACCTGCACACCCAGGTCGATGACGATCATCCGGCCGCTGTGGCCTACAAGCGCCGCAAGCAGCAGCTCGACGGCGTTTCCAGCGGCAAGTTGAGCCTCGGACTGGACGAAGCCGACACGCCGGTGCCAACCGGCAACACTGTGCAGGTGGACGTCGGCCGCAACGACTTTGGCCGGGGTGGCTGGTGATGAGCGCCATGCCCTCCACCGACTTCGACTACCTGGCACTGGAGCCGCTCCTGGTCGGGCGCATCCGGGCCGAGGTGTCCGGCCTGAAGATCGTGCAAGGCGTGGCCGACCTGGCCAGCGTGTCGGTCAAGCAGCAGGTCACGCCGGCGGTGTACGTGATCTACCTGGGCGACGCGGTCGGCCAGGCGGCAGGCAATGCGCAGCCGGTCGACCAGGTGTGGGCCGTCGTGCCCACCGTCTACTACGCCGACGCCAACAACACCGGCGAGGGTGCGCGCCGCATTGCCGGCCCGCTGATCGGCCGTTGCCTCGCCGTACTGACCAACTGGAAGCCGCGTATCGACATGAAGCCGCTCAGGCGCATGCAGAGCAACACTCCGGCCGAGTACGAAGACAACTACGGCTACTTCCCGCTGCTGTTCACCAGCGGATTCGTCTATCCACCCATCAGGAGCAATTCGCCATGAGCGAAGGAGCAAAGACCAGCAGCTTCGCGGTGAAGCTGCTCAAGCAGCACACCCATGCCAAGAAGTCCTACACGCAAGGCGATGTCATTGCCGCCACTGCCCTGGACCAGGTCACGGCCGACTGGCTGGTGCAGAACAAGATCGGCGTGAAGGTTTCCGCCGCGTCCATCCCTGCCGCTGCCGCGGCGAAGAAGAGCCAGGAGTAAGCCATGGCCAAGCAGAACATCGAACGCTTTCACTACGGCCAGGGCGAAGTGCTGGCCGCACGCTGGGACGGCGACACGCCGCCGGCGGAAAACGACTGGGTGAGCCTGTGGGACGTGGGCGCGCTGTCGCTTGCCCTCACCCGCAACAGCTTCACCCATCAGGAATCGCGCAGCGGCAAGAAGATGGAGGTGCGCGAAATCCCGAACGGCGAGACCGGCCAGGTCAACGCCACCATCAATGCGATCAACACCTACAACCTGGCGCTGCTGATGAGCGGCGCACCGGTCGATACGGACAGCGGCAGCGTGAGCGCCTATGAGTTGCCGGACAACGTGGCTGCGGGCGACATCATCCTGCTGCCGCACATCGGCGTCTCCGATGTGATCATCAGCGACAGCGCCGGCACGCCGGAGGTGGTCCCGGCCGAGAACTTCAGCGTCGCCGGCGGCTACGGCAAGATCACCATCAAGTCGCTGCCGGATGATCCGGCGCCCACCCCACCGCTGAAGGTGGCCTACACCTACGCTGCGCAGCGCGCCGTGGGCATCCTGTCCGAAACCAACCCGGCCAAGATCGCCCTGCGCTACAACGGCATCAACCTGGCCGAGAACGGCGCGCCGTGCGTCGTCGACCTGTGGAAGCTCTCGGTCGGTGTGCTGAGCGAGCTGGCGCTGATCAACAACGACACCAGCGTGGCGAACATGCCGTTCACCGCGAAGCTGCTGGCCGACCTGACCCGCAATGCAGACGACGCACTGGGCTTCTTCGGCCAGATGCGCTACCTGCAGACCAACGCATGAGCCGGGACATGACGACGATCCTCTCCGGGGAGGCTGCCGCCCAGCTCGAGCAGAAGTCAGCCGCGGTGAACGCCAAGGCGCAGGGCCAGCCGCCGCAGGATGCGGCGGCGGCCGATGGTGCCGGCAAACTCGACCTGCAAACCATCCACCCGGATGTGCCGTTCCCGCTCGCCGGCCGCATGGTGACGATGCGGGAGTATGGCCACATCGAGGGTCTGCGCGTGCTGGTCTGGGCCAAGCCTTTCGTTGATGGCCTGTATGAACTTGTCGCCAGCGGTGCTGGCCAGCAACCGCGCCTGTCGCAGATCCGCTACTTGATGGCCGAGCACGCCGACCTGGTGCGCGACATGGTGGCGCAGGCGGTCACGGCCCAGGCTGGTGATCCTGCTGCGGGCCTGAATGATCGGCAGGAACTGGCGCAGTGGATCGAGAGCCTGGGCGACAACGACGGCCAGTTGTTGCTGGCGGTGTGGTGGCGGGTCAACGTGAATTTT